TTATTTCAAATAGCTCTTAGCAACATAATATGTAGCGCTTCCGTATTTGACTTTAGCCATTGTATGTTTTTTGCCTTTAATTTTCTTAGTGCCGGCGGAAGTGCTTACAAGTTCAACTTTTGTATTGTTAGGAATAAGCGTGTGAGCTTCTTTGTCGCCGAGTGCCTTATAAGCATTCAAGCCGCCGTTTGCTTTGACCGTCTTGTAAGCCTTAGCTTCTTTAAGATTTTTTCGATTTTTTGGTCGGAGAATGCCGTTTACTGTTGATGAATTATAAGTTTTCTCTCTGAGTGTCATTTTATCGCCATTCCCGGTTGCATTTTGGTCGTAATACTTAACCTTGCCGTTCTTAGTAGGCTCGGCAATAACAAAAATATGGCCGTATGTACCTGATGTTCTGATTCCGATATCACCCTTTTTGAGTTCGCCGTTTTTGTATGTAGGTGTAATAAAAACAAAATTCTTTTTGAGCCACGCAGATGATTTACGTTTAGTCCACCAATATTTTGCATTGCCCCAAAAGCCTTTATCAAGTCCAAGGCATTCGTGGATATAGCAGTCAATTAAATCCACGCACTGCACACCGTAAACACCGTCATAGTTTGTTTTCTTGCCGAGGTATTTCTTTACCCAAGTAGAAAACTTCATACCATTTGAGCCGCCTTTTTGCTCGATGTTCATAACAGCGGACAAGCCTGCTGCTACCGCCGAGGCAAGAACGCCGAGAAGTGCCGCCTTAAGTGCGGACTTATCCTGCGTAAAATCAACCGTCGGCAAAGCGACTACAAGAAAAGCGATAAGTGCCTGAATGAATGTTTTTGCAACTCTAATGAGTGCTTCTTTGGTTAATGTGTAATTTTTCATAATTTTTTACTCCTTTTTATTTTAATCTATCTTCAAGGTCCTTAATTCTATGGTCGGCAACGCTAACCTTATTTTCAAGCACAGGCACACGCTGTGCAAAGTTATTATGTTGTCGAACTTCTCTTGTAAGTTCCTCGATTTTGGTATCTGTAACTGCTTGATTTTTTTCAAGCTCTTTTTGCATTTTTCGGCTGTTACCGATATTTGTAACGATAACTCCGAGAAAAGTTAAGCCGCCTGTTATTAATGCGACTAATACTTCATCTGTCATATCATCACCTCTTTATCTCAAGTTCCCAATTCTTGGAAGCTATAGCACTTTTCTGTTCATCTGTCAATTTGGACTCAACATCTGTGTGTAATGTTAATGTTTGTTGGCTTGTAACTGTTGCCAAGCCATCTATAATGTTTTGAATTGATACATCTGTCAATAGTGGTGAATCACCAAAAGATATATTCAATTTTATGGTGCCTTGAGTGATTTCAATATTTTTTAATGCAGAACAATTTAGGAAAGTACTTGAAAAACCTTGACTTGCAGTGCCGTCTATTGTTTTTATTGTTTCCAAAGAGGTATCGCCGTCAAACATGTGATAAAAGCTTGTGACTTTAGAAGTATCTTGGTCAAACTCAATTAAAGAAGTGCAACCGCTCGCAAAATTATCACAATTTCCACGACAAAGAGGATTAGCTGTTCTTTCAATTCTTTCTAATGAAGTACAGTTATTGAAAACATATACAGTGCCCGAACTATAATTAGCACTAAAATTTCTGTCAGGAACATTTATTACTTTTACAGTTTTCATCTTAGAACAACCTTGAAACAGATAAGATATATTTGTTGCAGAAGTAAGGTCCAATGTAGGAAAATTTTCAAGATTTGAACAATTATAGAACATATAATCCATACTTCCTGCCTTTGAAGTATCTAATTCAGGTATATTAATCAATGAAGTTGCACCACTAAACATACGATAAGTATTTGTCACTTTAGGCATATTAAGATTAGATATAGTTGTCAGCTTATCACAATTTTGAAAAAGTCCTTTGGCAGTTGTAGCCTTAGGGAAACTTAAATTAGGCACTTTAGTGATTTGTGTTTGACCGAAAATATAATCAGCAATAGTTACATTTGGAAAATTCAAATCCGTTTCTCCTAAATCGCTTAATGAACTATCCCAAAACATTTCACCCATATTAGTGATAGTTTCGTGATTAAACTTCGGCAATTGAGTGATTTTTGTACCATATCCAAACATTCCAAAGCCGTTTGTTATACTGTCAAAACTGAATTTTTGAACCACATCATCCGTCACTCTTGTATTTCTAAATGCATTAGTACAATTTAAGCCTTTGGAAAAATCGCCTGTATTTATCACATTGATTAATTTGGAACAATTATAAAAAATATGACTGAAATTAGTACCATTGATTGTGTTTATATTTACTTCTGTTAAATTAGCACATTCTGAAAAAGCACTGCTCCAATCAATTATTTCAAGGCATTTACTATTCATAAAACGTGGAAAATAGTATAATCTATTGTTACCGGCAAATGCTCTGGGGTTTGCTTTTCCAAAACCAATAGTATCTAAAACCCAAAATAGTTTATGACTTTCGTAATAGTCATTTGAAAATGAATAAGTGAAACTTCCGTTACTTGTAACTCTATTTTCTTCACTTACAAATGCGACAGAATTTTCAATAATATACGGATAATATGTCTGCGTTTTTCCGCTTACATCTGTAATTTTCACATATGATATATCCTTATATAAACAACCGCCTGTATGAGGTGAACGAAAGATATTCAAATTACCTAACGCACTCAAATTACTCCACGTTATTTCATTTTCAGATTGAGTTTCATCTATAAATAATCTATTATTTTCGATTTTAGCAACGTGCCAATCAGTGTCAAATGGTATCCTTATTTGAGCTGTAGATGATACAGAAAACTGCAACATTGAATTATAGTAACCTAATAAAAAGGTATTTGTATTATTTTTCCAATTTCCACAAACCCAAGACTCACCGCTCGGTCTGTCGGTAAATCTGTATTTAATTTCAATACCTCGGATATCGATTATACTTTGCGGCAGTTCAAAATATGAATTATTAGAATTTGCCGTAAGGTAAGGAAGTTTTATTGTTGCGACGTCGTTCCCATTGTCACCAATTTGAATATCTTTTACCTTTTGCACCAATTCATCTAAAGTCAGATTATTTGTTACCCCTGATTTAGATTTAATAGTATCAGCAAGAGCATCAAGCTTAGATTTACTTATAATAATCACTTCATTACTCATTACTTACCACCTCGTTTTTGTTTGTTTCTGCGGCTGTTGTTGAAGTGCCATATTTTAAGTTATCGCCATTTTCGATATCAAGAGACAAAACTCCGTTTTCAAATTTCAATCCATTACCAAGCGTAACCGCTCTAAATTCGGGACGTCCGCTTGCTTTTTTTGCAGAATATATAAGAACGTCTGATGTACTACTGCTTGGGAGATTAGATATATAATAACCAATATCGTCAGCAGTACCCTGAGCGCCATATATCACTTGCCATAAGGTCGAATCGTACTCAGTAGCACCTATGGCGAATCCTAACTGCCCCGACCATATGTCAATAGAACTATATTTGTAATCGTAGTCATCAGGGATATTCTTACCAATATCACCGATATATACGATATCGCATAAGCATTCCGTTTCTGTTTTGCTGAATTTGAGGTATATTGTGTCGCCTTTATTCACCTTAATTTCAAGAGGAGTAAATCCTGTGCCTGCATGAGGATGACCTAAGCGGAAAATTCCGTTTGTGAAAAAGCTGTATTTGCCGTTAGAACTAATGGTACTTGACAAATCGCCGCTGTCGAGCACCATTGTTTTTTTGGTGATACTTTCAGCAAAATTAGAAATTGTTTTAGTGATTTTCTTTCTTGAATCTAACGGTCTACCGTATGTAAAATTATAATCCGATAAATTACTTAATAAGTCGTTGACTTCAAGCGTTGTGATATGGTTGCAATCAGCATTAAACCAATCTCCGTTGCTAAGGTCGTTAATATAAAAAGTGTTCTCGGAATCGAATACTTGTGCCTCTCCGCCCCGACCGGTAAGAATGAGTATGCCTGCGTACAAATTTTCAAGCAAGCTTCCGTCCTCTTTTTTGCAACTAATGCCATTGTTGTTGACAAAATATAAACTGCTTTCCTTAAGGTCACTGACCTTGAAATCTTGGCTTAGAATTGTGATAGGTTGGTTTTTTAGTAAAGTGTAGTCGGAGACTTTGAGGATATCCTCAATGCTCTTCTGAGCTGTTTTGCCATTAAAAACGCCCAACAAGGTATCATCCTTGTTAGGCGCTCCGATTGATTTAACTATATCTTTAAATTTTCTTAATCCCATATAGTACCTCCTTAATATACAGCAGGATAAGTAGCTGAAAAGCGAATATGCGTAGCCTGCGGAATAGAAAGAGAGCCAAACGAATAAAAAATCGCCTGACCGTCAGGATTTATCGCCACAGTAAATATTTCCTTGTTACTTGCAATACCAATAACTGATAGCTGATTTGCAGGTCGCATACCGACAGGCAACGTCAATATTGCATCCCCTGCTTGCGCATCGCCGTTTACGTCCTTATTAATTTGACAAGTAACCGTAACTGTAACTATTCCGTTTTTTCTGTAAAATTGACAATTGTAAAAATTATAAAATACAGCACCGAAAGTAACTTGTGATTTATAATCTTGAAGAGGCTCAATACCTATTGAAGAAAGAGAGTTTGCTCCTGTGCCACCGTATTCAACAGGCAACACTTCATTGCTCGAACTGAAAATATGCCGCCATATCACATTATGAGGGTTGTTTTTATTAAGCAAATGGTTTGAAAGCGTTGATATCGCTTTTTTCACTTTTCCCCAAAGCACACTTGAAGTTTCACCCGAATTAATATTTAAAAATCGACTTGCTTCCGCAAATTCGGGGATAGCATCACTCGGCGATACATTTTCAACATTACCAAGCCCTATTTGTTGAGCGGTAACATTATGAGGATTTTCGTAATTTTCAGTATGTTCCTTGAATTGATTAACCGTAACAGTATCATAATCGCCTACAGCAACGGTTATATCGTCGGTATCGGTTATGGTAACGGTAACATATCCTATGTAAAGCGCAATAACACCTTGTTCCATTTTTTCAAGCCTTGCAGGTGCATTATCATAAGCATAGGCATAAAGGACCTCATTGCCGTCCTTGTCCTCCGCATAAAGACCGTATTCGCACCAATCAAAGCTTTTAGGAATTTTAGAGGTGTCAAGCTCCCATTTAAGATTTAAGATATTTTGCTTTGTATTATCATAAGAGGTAAACGGTACACTTGTAACAACATTGCTTAACTCGGTAGCTTCTAAATAATTAGTTTTCTCAACACCGTTACCAAAAGCAACCTTTGTAAATTTAATGCTGTTACCATTAACCGCTCCGATATGCAGCGCCTTACCGTTATTAGTAAGTTTAAATGCAGTAAACATTTATTTTTCCTTTCTATTCATCGAGAATCAGTATATTTCCGTCATCATCGAGAATTATGTTATTTTCATCATCGGCACAATACACAATTGTGTCATCGTTGTACTCTTCAACGCTTATTTGATTTCGTTCCTCGATTTTTGTAAGAAAACCGATTTTTAAACTTTCTTCGATTTCAGTTTTACCGTTCAGCGTGTAATTCACATTCATAGGCAACCACGTATCGATAAAATCTTTAATAAGCGGAATATCGACTTTATGAATATTGAGCCATATAGCAAGCTGATAAAATTGCTCTCTGCTGTTGTCAACAGTAAAATTATCTTTGCCGCAGTATTCTTGAAGCTTTGAAATAAATTGCGGCAAGGTCATACTTGCCACTGTATTCCATTGCAACAGCACTTTGCTTCTTCGATTTTCAATACTTTGGCTCGAAGTAGGAATAATTCCCAAAAGCCGCTCATATTTGGACAATACGGTTGCATCGCAATCCGAAATAAATGCTGAATCAAAATTCCAATCAACCGCTTTGTCAATACTCGAAACCTCAATATCGCCCGATTTGCAAAGCTGCTTGAATTCATAATATTCACGCAAAAACGGCGGCAAATATTCTAATAAGGTTTTGGTTTCATTATCTGTTGCCATTATGAAATCACCTCATCATTTATTTTAAGTATTCCGAGAGTGGCAACACTTATTTCATCTAAAGTAACGCTTTGACCGTTATTCAAAGTGCAGGAAACATTTGTAATATAATTACTGCACTCGTTATATATAGCAGTTAAAAACTGAATTGAGGTAAGTTCCGTATTATCGCTTGTTTCCCACTCACTCTTATAATCAGCTAAGGCGCTATTAACAACCTCTTTAACAGATGCTTTGACATCATCAACCGAATAGCCCTGCTTCAATGAAACGGTAATATCAAAATCAACATTAACAAGCTTTGCACTCTGAACGTTTACACAATGTCCTATCGGAACTATGCCATCACCACCGCCGTCAGTCGGGTCTAAGGTGGTTTTCAATTCTTTAATAAGTTCCTCGCTCGGTTCATTTAGATTATTGTCAAGGATATACACCTCGACATTTCCACCTGTTGAGAGTTTATTATTTATAATTGCCGTAGTTACATCAGAAAGCCAGCTTTTTATATCAGTAGACACCGTGCTATCAACAGCAATTTCACTTATCCACTGCTTAACTGTATCATTAGGAACATACTCCGTTATGCTCGAACGCATAACCTTGCAAGCACCTACTTGACTGTTTTCTTTAATCTTATTGATATAGTCCTCACGATTGCCGCCAAAGGCTTTACTTTGCAAGGAACTAAAATACCTTTCACGAAATGTTTCCACATCTTCTTCGTCAACTCCGGGAACGATAACAGCACTTTTATAAGTTTCATTGCCATTGTCATCAAGGATTTTATTACCCTTATCATCATAAAGAACTGCTCCTTGAATTTTTGCACTTTCAAGACCGTTAATTTCATCAACAGGTATAAGCGTTCCGCTTTCGAGATTGCCTATAATTCCCTCTGTAACACAAACAATATCATAAGCACCTGTAATATCATCACCGCTTATTACTTCAAAGGTAAGCTCATAATCTTCCGAAGTAAATCTATCTCCCACCTCAATCTCGGCAGTTGGTGGGTCTGCCATCATTCGCAAAGTTGACGGTGTCGCTTCAATCGGATATATATTTCTTTCGGCGGCTCTTTTGGTTAAATAATAATAGGATGCTGTGTCGGCAAATGTTTCTGTCAACACCTCGTCAAGTGCCTCGTAATATGTTTCAAGTTCCAACGCAAGCGGAGCAAGGGCGGTATAAATAATAGAACCCTCTCGTTTGTCGATATCATCAGATACATTATTTAGCATTCTTTGCATAATTGTATTAAAAGTTTGATTTTCATACATTTATATTCACCTCCGTTTCAATTTCAATATCTTCATCAGCCGTTACTACTGTGAACTTTGCAAAAACATTTTTCTTTTTTACAGAAATATCAAAATCTGTAACGTCCTCAATACGGTCGTCCATTGTTAAAGCTTCTTTAATTCTGCTCGGCAAAACAGCACAAACATAGTCTTTATCTTGACCTATTAAATCTTGATACTCAAAACCGTAGTCACTGCTAAAGGCTTCATCATTATATCTTTGCGTATTCAAAATACAAGAAACGACTTGTCTTATAGCGCTTTCGCTATCTTCTTCGTCAATCATTCCGCTAAAACGTTTAGCGGCTGTATTCATTTTGAATGTGCGATTAGGATAAGATGAAATATCGACTTCATCATCAATCTCGTCATCTGCCGATTCGTCAATAATATCATCGTCATAAATGTAATCATCATTTGAAAATGCCATTTTTTCCTCCTAATCTAAAACATCCAAAACAAGATATTTACCGCCGCCCTGCTGACGGAGTAAAACTACTCTCGTTTCTGTTTTCTTAATATTGTCTCGTGCTGTTTTTGTCACATATAAAAAGCTCTCATCAACTGTTATTTTCTGACCGAGCGATATTTTTAAAGGGCTGACATTTTTAACCCTGCCAAGCTTAATAATGCAGGGCTTAGAAGCATCCACAGCCTCTATCGCCGCCCTTTTCATTAATTGAACAAGATTAGAGTTACTTGCCATTAAAGCCACCTCCTGAAAGAATAAGGTCCATTGTATGTTTGCCGTTTTCAAATTTATGCGTTACCTTTTCAACAAGCAAATAACTGCTTATCTTACAGTTAGGCAAATTCATAATAACAGGCACCATTGAGCCTGCCCTTACGTTTCTATCGCCGATTACATCTTTAACGGTAAGGCTCTTTGTTTTAGCGTTATACATTTTCATATATGCCTGTGCCTTTAGTTTTGCAACCTTGATATTATCCACCTTTTCGTAAAGCTGAAGTACACCCCATTGATTGATGCTTTTTGACGACTGATAAACAATAGTATGATAGGTTGTTTTCTTATCATCTTTGTTTGTTTTTTCATAAACAATTTTCACTCGATTGTATGTATTACTGTCAATTGAGGTTTCAAGTGAATAATCCTGCGCTGTTTCAACATCAACCACGCAACTATTCCTTTTCATATTGCTTATATTTTTCAATGTCAGTTTACCGCAATTATCATAAAGAACATATATTTGACTTTTTTCAAGCATAGTGTTGTCGAGCGCATCCTGAATAATATCGAAGCATTCCGAACCCTCTTCTATAGCTGACATTTTATATTTTGTATCTGCTATTGAACCGCAATTCAAATTCATTCGCTTAGCCACCGTTTTAATGACCTGCGATGCCGTTTTCTTTTTGTATATAAGGAAGTCCTTATTTTTCAGATAACGCAGTTGGTCATAAGCAACATAGCTGTAAATGCGGTCTTTTGAGATTTTCTTTGTAAAAACATATCCTACAAACATTGTTTTCGGGTCAGTTCCGTCACTTTTGCAAAGAGAAACAATAATACAGTCGCCCTCTTGAATGTTATATTTGTGGTTGTCGTCATAAACAACCTCAAAATCAAATTGCCCCGGTGTGCCTTTTCTTTCCCAAGTAATTTTAGCGCCCTCTTTAACAGGAACATACCTATCAATATATGAGCCTTGGGTAGTAGTAAAATGCCGCCAAACGGTTTGAACATATGTACGGTTTTGCTTATTAGTATCAGTAATGGTAACGTTCTTAACTGCCGTTGATACTTTGGTTTTATTTTTCAGTATTTTTTTCAAATACTTAATTTCTTCTGCCGAAGTATCTTTTGTTGTTGAGCTTTGATTATTTTTCGTGCCGCTGCTTGCAGCAGTACCGCCGCCTGTTATGTTTCCATTGCTCGTAGAACTACCATTCTTATCAGACTTTATATTAGGTATCGAATTGCCTAATTTGCTTTGATTTTTTGGGCGAAGAATACCGTTAATAGTATTCTTGTTATACGGAATACCCATACGGATAGACATTTTATCGTGCTTGCCTGTTCCATTTTGGTCGTAATAAGTGAAACGGCCGTTTGAATTGCCACCTGCAATAATAAAGATATGACCGTTTCCGCCACCACCTGACGTTTTAACTCCTATATCACCCTTTTGTACCTCATTATTCTTTTTATAAGTCGGTGTAATAAAAACAAAATTGTTTTTTAACCACGTTGACGACTTACGGTTAAGCCACCACTCTTTAGCATTTCCTTTAAAGCCTGCACTTTTACCTGTGATACATTTTTCGATATACAGCAAAATCAAATCGACACATTGAACGCCGTAAGCCCTGTCATAATCAGTTGCTTTGCCAAGAAATGTAGAAACAAAGGTATCAAAATTCATTGTCTGTCCGAATAGTCCTGTATTCGCCATAATAGATTATCTCCTTTTCTTCTTAGCTGTCTTTTTGAGCTTAAGCGTTTGACCGGGAAGCAATTTTGCTTTTTTCCTATCCTTATTGGTTTTCAGCTTTTTAAGTAGCTTCTTTTTGGAATTTTTAACAGTCTTTTTATTAAGATTGTAAATTGTTTTCCATTTTGCTGTATCACCGAAATACTTTTTTGCAAGGCTTGAAAGTGTATCATTCTTTTTGGTCTTAACCGTTTTAGGCGGCTTGGCCGTTAGCCTTTTAGCGCCCCAAGTTTTATACTCTTTGAGTGTCAAATTTATTGATACATCAGTGCCAAGGTCTTTAGCATCCTCGGTTACCTCGATATTTTCAACAGTAACCTTATAGCTTTTGCTTTCGTAATTGCTGTCAGTAGCACCGTTAGGCGATTTTCTTGTAATCGTAAAAGCAACAACCTTTTTAGCCGTTTGGTAAGCCCTAAGCTGTTCTACATAAGCTTCAGGTGTGCCTGATTTACCAACAGCCGCAAAAGGATAGTTATATCGTGGCAATATAAGGTCACTAATGTTAAACTCTATTAAACTCGGCGATTTGCAGTAAGAAACCTCACCCTCATTAATAAGAGTGACAGTTTCATTATTGCTTTTCATTGTTTGAGTTATTTTGCTTGGTGTAATCGGAAAAACGAATTCATCAATTTGCATTAAATACATTAATGATTACCCCCTGCGTTAGAGTTAAGACCCTGCTCAATCGTACTTCTCAAATGCTCTGTCACATCGTCAATATCAAGGTCGTTACTTATGTTGTTATGATTTATCATTTCTACATTAACAGAGTTAGTATAGCGATTTATAATCTGTTCTTCTGCCATATCCTTTAAGTATTCAATGTTTTCGCTTGTAGCGGCTACCGAATCACTTATACTTGATGCGCTGTTAGCGGTGGAAGCAGTTGAATTTGAAATTTTATTAAGCAAATCAGCTAAATCATTATTGTTTTTATCAACAACAAGTTTAGAGGTCATTTTGTTAGCAAATGCTAAACCTTTGCCATAAGCATCTTTATAGCTTTTTCGATTGATGCCTTTAGGCGCAAAATCAAATTTTTTAGTATAGTTTACGTTTGCGCCTACTCTGTCTAAATATGACTTTGCCGAATCAAGCTTAGCAGTAAAATTTTGACCTGTAATATCGTCCCAAATTCTTGTAAATGCCTGTGCAAAGCTTACTAAGCCTCCAAGCATTTTTGCTAATAGATTAGTAAAAGCATCCTGCATACTGTTAAATCCGCCTGTAAATATGTTATAAACCCAATTCATAATATCCTCTACCGGCTTAACCAAAAGCATATACAATAATTGAATAATACCGTTTAAAATTCCTATAACAAAATTGTAAATACCTGCACCGACGACAAAGACCGAGCCAGCTAAATTCTGCAAGCCTGTTGTTGTGTCCGTTTTAAAGTGGTTAAAACCTGCAACACAAGCTGTAATTATTGAAACTAATGCTATAAATCCTAAAACAACCAAAGTAACAGGACAAGCAAGCATCGCCGCATTCAAACCAACTTGTGCCCCTGCGGCTGTTTCTGTTGCCGCCGCTTCAAACAATGTAGCTCCTGCTTTCATAGCAGATTTTGCTGTTGCAATTCCAATCAACCCATTATGAATTGCTTGAACTGCATTCAACAGAATAAGCGAGCCTTTAAACACACCAACAACTCCTACAACACCGGCAACCACAGGTATTATACTATCAATGTTATTTATAGCCTTTTCTATCCAACCATTAATAATTTGAAAAGCAGGACCAAGCATAATTATTAAATTTCCTGCCGCTGTACCCAAATTGCCAATCGTTGTTTCTGCAAACTTTCCGAAATCCGATATAATTGTTCTTATATCTTTTCCAAAAACTTTCTCAACTGCCGCATCAATTTCAATGATTGCATCTTGCAATCCTCTTGTAATGGCAACATACATATTATTTACAGTAGCTTCATACGATGCCGAAGCGTTTTGCGCCGCCCCTGCTATTTTCAATACACCGTTAGTACCCTCTTCAAAAGCCGTAGAAACAGTTGTAATAAAGTTTTGCGAACTGATAGTACCTTTGCTCAACGCATTTTGAACAGCACTCGCACTTTGTCCTGTTGCCTGAGCATAAATTTCAACAGCACCGATACCGACATCAGTTATTCTGTTTAACTGTTCCATTTCAACTGTGCCTTTTGACATCATTTTACCAAGTGCATCAGTAACAGTACTTAGTTGTTCGTCTGTGCCTGCCCCATAAAATGAAACAGCATCGAGCCACTTTGTAACCTCGCTTGTAGCATTGCCGATATTCATACCCCTTGTAACAAAGTTTTGAACTGCAATCGCCGCAGTATCAAGATTATATCCTGTCCCGGTAACTGAATCTCTTATACTGTTTAGCGATGCTTTCGCCATTTGACTGCTACCTGTAATGGCAGTCATAGTTCGATTATAGTTATCTATGGTATCAATTCTGCTAAAAGCACTACTTAATCGGCTTGAAATCATACTACCGATACCTTTTGCAATAGTTATACCACCAATAGCAGAAAGGAAACTTGATATTGATGACTTTGTATTGTTAAAACTGCTACTCATTTGTGCCGTAGAACGCTGAACTGAATTTCCTGCCGTAACCACTGTGGAATTTATTTTGTTAATTTCATTATTGCACATATTTATTGCCCTTTGCGCCTTATTAACAGCAGTAGTATCAAAACCTTTAACAGTAGCCGTATTGACTGAATGCAAAGCATCGACTGTATATTGCAAAGCAGAAGTGATATTACGCAACGGTGCTGTCATTCTGTCGGCAATAGTTAGTGTAGTTGTTATGGTTGCCATTTTATCAGTCCTTTCATTTTAAATCTTTTCGAGCCTTGTCCTCAGCCTCTACTCTTAAATCAATAGAAGCTATAATAAAGGCTCTTTCTTTTTGCGATAAATTCGCAAAAGTTGAGGGCAAAATCCGTAATTTTTGGAGGGCGTAGTGCGCATAAGCCGCATCTCCGTCCTCTTGAATTAGTTTTTTGCCTTTTCGACATCATCGTTAATGTCAGTAAAGCCGTTAAGTTCTGTCACAAAAACAAGGAACTGTGAATATTCGCCGGGGTTATCAATCATCTCAACAATAAGAGCCTCAGGTGTCTTTACGCCGTAGCTGTCCTGTAACTCAGCATCATTAAGATTCGGCTCAACAACCGATTTTGCAATAAGAGAAGCATTATACTTAGCAACATCAAGCTGTTGTTTAAACTGATTAGGTTTGCCAAGAATAGGTACATCCTTTGTGTACTTATCTCTCATAGCCTCAGCTTCTTTAGTGGTAAGCGGTTTAATAGTCCATTCAATCGGATTGCCGTTTTCATCGGTAAATGACTTCGTAGGGACATACTTAACATTTTCCCTTACTGCTTTATTTTCTTTAAGAAATCTACTGAATTTTGACATAGTTATTTATCCTTTCGTTTTTAAAAAAAGTAAGGGACTGAATAATCAGCCCCCTATAATTATTTTGCTTACATTCCAGCAAGCTTGTTGAATTTGTTAGGAATTTCAAAATCCTCAAAAGTAAAGTCCATATCCTCGTCAAGGTATTCACCGTCGGCATCAAATTTTGCAAGGATGCCGCCGTCAATATTACAATTGATAAGGTTTACGGTCTGTAAGCCTACGCTTGAAGTCGGGTCCTCGTTGGTAACCTCAATATCGAAATAAACATCTTCGCCTGTTCTCTTATATCTTTCGAGAAGTTCACGGAAAATTGAAGTGTTATAATGGAATGTTGCAGAGCCTGAGCCTTTCCAACCTGTAGACTTATTACCCTTACCTGTTTTACCCAATATAGGTACTTCGGTTTTGGTCTTTTCAACCTTAGCCTCAAGCTTAATCGCCTGCATAAAATTGTATCTGTTTCCGTCGACAGTAACATAACACTCTGCAAGTTTCGCAGATACGGTATCTTTTGCATTCATAATACTTTTAGTCATTGTATCTTATACCTCCCTTTTTACTGTATTGTAACAGTCATATAGAGCTGTTCCATAGCGTTTACAGGTGTAACCGCTTCTGTCACTACAACAGATTTCTTTGTGTCACCCTGCTCAACGATAACTGTATCGCTGTTAAAGTCCTCAATCGCCCTGATTTGCTCTAATTCCTTGTGATGCTTAACAATATCTTTCCAAAGCGAATTTCTGCCGCCTCGGTCATTAGGAATAATACCAAGATATCTTGTGTTGAACATAACAGCAATATCATTTGCAATTTGGTCGAGAACTCGAATCGTCTGATTAGATTTAAAGTCATCGCCCTTTGCAACTGTAACAGTAACAAGAGAGTTGATATCGGATAATACACAAATATTATCATCGCTCTGCTGAAGCGTGAACTCGCCGTCTTTGATAGCCTGTTCAAGCTGTGCCTGCGTATAATCAACATTAACGGTATATTCGCCGTCATATTTAGTATTAGTGCAAGATTTATTGACTGCAACACCTGCAATAAGGCCTGTTACCCAATAAACAAGGTCTGCCTTTGTAGCACCGTCTGTAACATCATTTTTAAGGTTGACAACACCCTCATAATCAGCTTTCTTGTTATAAACAACAAGCTGAAATTTCTTGCCTACCTCATCACGAAGTCGCTTACAAAAGCTTATGTAAAGCTCTTTTGTGCTGTCGTCCTCAGTTGCAACACCCATTGCGTTAAATGAATACCTCTCAATTTTATCAAGGTATTTTTGGTGTGATTCACCGTCTGCTGTACCGTTAGTACCGCCTGTAAGAGCAGTTTTAGCTGTCACGATAAGATTAGCCGATGAAATGAATGTAACAAAATCATTATCAACAAGCTCGCTCGCCTTAGCTACGGTTTGAGTATCAACAGTCTTATTATCAAAAACTGTTTTAACATCAAATTTGCTTTGCTCGTCAACATTCTTCTCAATCACAATAGCAATATCGTTTCCTCTTGTGCCTGTGTATTTTGCTTTTGCAAAGGTACATTCAGCTTGCTTGCCACCACCATTTAAGCGGAAGCAATGAAGTGTTATAGCGTTCTTAAAAATTTCACGCACAGGCTTAAGCTCGTCGGCATCAAAAGAATAGCCGAAAATCGTATTGCTGTTCTTTTTAAAATCCGAAGCTGTCACCGTAAACACCTTATCATCCGCACCCCAATTAAGAGGTAATGCAATTGTTGCAATTCCTCTGTCTGATAAAGCAGATGATGCATTAGCCGCTGATACAAAGTTAATATATGCACCCGGCAAGGTCTTGTTTTGTGCTGTAAAAGCACCGCCGCCAAAAGCCATATTATTTCACCTTTCCTTTCAAATACTTTTTGATTAATTCGTGAGTTTCTTTAACGGTATATATTTCACCGTCAATAAGAAGAGCAGTCAACAAATCTCGATTACTTGAAAAAGCATCCGAGTTAATCAACTGCTCTTTTGTGTATTTTGTTTCTGTTTTTTTCATTTAATCACCTTTGATTTAATTTCAACTCATTCATTTTGTTTACATTATCATTGACTACCTTTTTAAAGAAGTTATAGCTTACCTGAAAATTGAGCATATTGTCGCTAAGTGGCTCGCATTGCATATCCTTACCGAAAAACTTATCCTCTCCGTCATCAATACAATCCAAACAGGTATAAAGCCTGTTGGATATCTCGCTACGCTTTTCGGCGCTCACATCATCAATCGGTATAAACTGAATTGATATACGATTTTCAGAGCGCAAACGATTATTTATAAATCTGTTTTGAGCGTTGCGAACATAACTAATGAAAAAGCAGGATTTATTTGAACCCTGCTTAATTTCATCAATATAGTATTCGTAATCATCGCCGAACTCGTTATATAAAGCATTGCATACGCCATTAATTAATAAATCAGCCATTAGTAAACAAATCTCCAAACTCTTTTTTCATTCTTCTTTCAAGGTAGGTCGGTATAACATTTCTTACCTCGTCCTCTGCTGTACTCAACATTTTAAAGCCGTCAACAAACTTGTCGCTGTTCTTTATTCTGTGTCCGAACTCAACATAATCGGCATACGAAGTATTATTAGTAACACTTGTCTTAAATGTATCGCCGATTTTTGACATTTCAAGGTTATCGGTTATAGTAAAGCCTCTTCTCAAAGTACCTGTATCAACAGGGCTTCGTTTTGCCGCTTTTTTAAATATTTCCGATACAATCCTTATTGAACAATCCTTACAAAAATCATCAATACGGCTTTGCTCATTTTCAAGAGTATTAATAAGTTCTTCAAAAGCCTTTGTATCACAACTCATTATGCCCACTCCTTAAATAATTCAAGTTCAATTTCTTGGTGCGAATCGTAAATAAACGGTTGTCCTGCATTTTTGTATTCAGTAGTAACACCGTTTTGAGTAACAGCAATCTTTGAGCCGGGAGAAATAGAATAATCAGGCGGCAAAAACAGCTTAATTATCTGCGCAACAGAATTAACCGAATCACTTTGAGCCGTAGGATTTGCCGTTTTAAAAGACAATCGGCAAGGCACATCTTTATATACAATTTCATCATTAAATGAAGTTGTATGATTAGCATTAACAGTCTTTTTATGCTCAATCACTGTGCATTTGCCAATATATGTACTTTCAATAGCTTTTCTTACCATTTGATTTTGCGAAAGCATATCAATTCACCCTCACCTGTATTAAGTAAAGACGAAACAATCGCATCAAAGCGCTGTTCATCAGTCATAGAACCCTCACCTATGGCAAAGGTAACGTTTGTATCTCCTGTTTGAACGGATTTTACCGCTGTTTCCAAATCAATAGGTAAATCGTCCGACTGTCCTGTTGACTTTTGGTTATACAAAACCTTACCTACCACTCTTTCAATGACAATATGATTGAGTTCTTTAGGTATTGCTGAGATATTACAGAAATTTTTAATGTGGCTTACTACCTCATTAATTGAAAAAGCAATAAGCCACACATTATTATCGTTTACAGTAAGCTTGTATCCCAACGTTTCAAGCCTTTTTAAGATAAGCAATATAAGCTCATCGTCAAAGGCTGAATCGTTAAGAACGGCTGATATAGCCTTAATAAATGAACGAATTGTATCGGATACCTCGGTTGTCATTTAACAACCCCCTCTTATCCCTTTGAGATAATTCTTGTAATAGCGATTGCCTTATCAGCAATAGCCTCAGTGCCGTCGTTAATAATGCACCAATTTGCACCGTTAGAAAGGTCATCGTTAGATGCCGAAGCTGTAAGAGATGCAGGCTTTTCAAATGAAATACCGTCAACACCACAAATATAACGGTCACGGGTATAGAGTGTATCCTGACCGCCGTTTGTTTTAGGGTCACGGCTCATTTCATAAGGAACTGAATCGCCGATATCATCACAAATAATTGAGCCTAAACCAAGAACATAAGAGGTATGCTTAGTATAAGCTTCAACAGCCTTAATACCTTTGCTTTCATCAGCCTTAACAGCAGGAATATCCTCGGTAGGCATACCGTCATCAACGAGCACTGCTCTGCCGTTCCAACTGCCGAGGGCAAGTTCTCTTGTAAGGCCGTCCTTATCTGTATAAGTAAAATATTTAAGAAGTTGCAAGTTTTCAAGATTTGTAGCAATGGTACTGTCCATAATTACAAGCTTGAAAATATCCTTATTGTCGCCACAAGCTTTCTGCATAGCCGAATTAAGAGTTTTAGCACCTACATAGGCATCCTCACCCTCATTAGCAGTAATATCATATGTATGTTTGTCGATAAAGGTTTTAGCAGCCTTTGCTGCAACTGTTGAGCCTGATGTACTCATACTGTAAATGCCTTTCAAGATTGCAAGAATGATATCCTGCTTAACATCAAGCTTATAATCAGCAATCTGTTCAGCGACATTGTTCATAAAGTCAACACCGGCTGTAATATTCTTGCTGAAGCTTCTTTCTGTCCAACCGTCCATTCTTGAAGCAACAATGAAGCCCTGCTCGAATGTAGTGGTATTGCTTGACACAATATCAGTTGCGCCTGTGTTATTCTGTGAGGTTTTGCCTGAAATAGTACCGTAATATGGTACTCTGCAATAAAGCGAGCCTGTCTGACTTGACAAAGCCTCTCTTGCCTGTTCGTTTGAGCCGATAGCGCCTGACTTTGCAAGCTCCTTTTTCTTTGGGTTTGGCACACGGTCTACATACTTGCCAAATGCCTGTGGGTTAAATGATTTTGAATCAAATTTTGCCATTTTTAATAATTCCTTTCACAATTAAATTTTTGCATCAGGATGTTGTTCAAGGTAAGCACACATTTCCGTATATGTCATTTTGGAGGTGTCTACCTTATGCTCACCGTCATCGTCGCCTGATTCGCCGATTTGAGCACCTTTGATTTGTGTTTTTGAATCTGCAAACAAGAATTTTGTGTCATCGCTCTTAATAAGCTTTGAGATTTGTTCTTTAAGACCTTTGACCGTGCCGTCATCCGATAACTCTGCATCATCAAGATTAAGAAACGGCATAACAGCCTTAGCGTTCTTTGCTTTAGCCGAAACAAGAGCTGCCTCTACCGCCGAGTTGATTTTCAACTGCTTAATCTCGGTTTTATGAGCCTCTGCCGCATTCTTGTTTTCATCTTCAAGCTGTGCAATCTTTGTTTTAAGCCCCTCAACATCATCTGTTGAATTTTTAAGGTCTTTAAGTTGCTTATCTCGGTCACCAAGCTGTGAAGTCAGATTTTCAACTTCTTTTTTTGCTGTGTCGAGGTCTGCTTGAATTTTGGTAACTTCACCTTTTGCCTTGCCGATATCTTGACTGTTTTCGTCAAGTATCTTGTCAACTTGCTCCTTGGTAAGTCCCATTTCTTCCAAAAACTGTCTTTTCATAATCAATCTTCCTTTCAGTTTGTTCTCGGTGTTTCTTTCACCATCAGAATTTTGAATTTTCGGCTTTTCTCGACTTCCGACAGGTCAATATAAAAAGAAGCCGACACAATTAAGTGTCAGCTTCCGATTACTGATTTTGGGCATAAAAATAGCACCTTACAAAAATGTAAAGTGCTTTAATTTTTTTGTTGCCACAACGGTTTATATAATCCATTTACAACAAGATTATCAAAATTTTTCACATAATACTCTCGTTCTGCATCATATTCCTCAGGTGACATATCATCTCGCCACCAAGGATTTTTTTTCATTTCCAATGATGCCCAATTAGACGCATTATTCAAATTCAATCAATCCTTTCGTGAAATCTCGTATTGCATTTTCAACTATAAGTGTTTCTCTATAATATGTTCTTTCCCCTGGTGTATATTCGCCTCTCCTTACCTTTAAATTAATTTCATCTAATTCCTTGGAATATAATGTATCAAAGAAAGGTGTAGGTCTAATAATTCCATTGCTTTCAATAACAGATATTGTTCCATCATATCTTGAAATAACAAACATATTTATACAATTATCAGCTGATAAAGTTAGTAAATCTGTCTCACTAAAATTAGCAGGTGAATTATGGTTATGAACAAATGCATAACTGCCTTTATTATTTTTCACAAAATCCCAAAAGCCATCTCCACCAACTTCCATTGGTTGTCCTAATTCTGTATATGCTATATCACCTGTTTTCAAATCAATTAATATAAGATGTTCGTTTCCATCTAAATATCCTGCTTCGGCAACATTTTTACAAGCATTAGACAAACACTCATTAATCTTATTTGACTTATCTTTAAGTAATACTTTATATAGTGCTTGCGCATTATATTTTAATAATTCATTACTATATGGAGATTTTGCACCTACCTCTATTATAGTATTCTTCTTAGTTTTGTCAACAAATAAATTCTCCCACTCTCTGTAGGTCATATCAGCAGGAACATAGTAGGTTTTACCCTCCTCATTCCTTGCAGTTCTCATTGAGCCGTTATTGAAAAGGTCGGAGTATTCGTCATCAAAGTACGGTACGGTTACGCTCCTGCACCTCGGATGAAGTGGTGGCGCTGTTGCACCCGGCATATATTCACTCATAGGGAAATGCTTACCGTCCATTGAGCGACACATCTGCGTAGTTCTCTTATCAAGTGTTGCAAGAAATTCATACTGTTCAATGCCCATACTTTTAAACGAATCGTATGTCGCCAAAGAATGAAAATATGTCTGCTCAGTCATCACAAGATTAGCTGCCTGACTTTTTGATACATTAAACTTATCGGATATTGCCTTAATGGCTGAATCGGGCTTATTGCCGAGTAGTACAGTCCTTGTAAGCTGATTATGTAACTCATTGACAAGCTGAGCCTTTGACTGCCATATTCTGTCTGAAAAGTTTTTACCGTCAGCTGCCCAAGGCTTAGTTATAATCTTTTCAAGTGCCTTTTCATCAATAGTGGCTATCTCTCTGCCCATATTAAAGCCTTTTTGCATTTCAAATATCGAATGATAATACGAATTTGAATAAACTTTTCTTGCCATACTGTCTACGGCATCAAGTTCATTGCCAAATGCCTTTTCAACAGCTTGCTGTGTTCGTATTTTTAAGGCTTCAAGCTTGTTGATATGATACTTAGACGAAGCATTTTCAAGCTGTTTAACCCATTGATGATTTATAGCGTTTTCTTTGCCGTATTTAATGTATTCGTTTACATCCCACTTGAACTCTGCCAATTCATCAGCCGTTAAAAGCTTCTTAGCCTCTTGCAATGTTACATTGTTATTAACAGCAACTCTACCGTACCAAGCATCAATATCCTTTTGTATTTCCATTTGCGCCTGTGTGAATGCAGGCTCAATTTGAGCGTATGTACTTAATGAATACAAATGCGCTGACTTTTCAAGCTGCTCATATCTTTCTTGCCAATACTCTCGGTTTTTCTTCGGCATTATTCATCACCGTCGCTATTATCATTTGTGTTGTCATCTTGATTGTTATTAAAGGCATTGCTATATTGTTCAATGTTCTTTTGCTTTTCCTCTTCAATGCGTTCAAGCTCTTTTTGAGGGTCATCCACCCATGGATGCTTAGCAATAATTGTTTCGTCCGAAATAACGCCTTGTGACTTCTGACAATTCTCGATGATAATGCTTTCGTTAATCATCACATTTCTGTTAAAAATAAAATCGACGGTTTCATTGCTGAAATCGCCTACATTAGTATTATATAAATGTGCATTTATAAACCAAAGCATTTCCTCTAAAGCAGCTTGTAGCTGAATTTCAGTACCGTTAGCATCAAGGTCAATATCCGAATACATTGACTGAATGTTAAGTTCGTTAGCATTACCGCCGAGCCTATCATCCTTAGCATCATAGCCCATAGCATTCTCAATCAAGGCTTTTTTGAGTATATCCAAGATTGCTTTATAGTTTTCAGCTTTCACTTCAATTTGAAGTGTACGAACATCACCGCCGCCACCATCAGCAGTATTAACCTTAACAGCGCCGTAGGTTGCAAGGTTGCGCCTAAATTCGCCGAGGTCTGTTCCGTCATAATTAACAAGAACAAGGATGGTATTTCTTACATCTTCTTCCATTGCATTTTGAAAGTTAGATTCAATAGTATTAATCGCATCCTGCAATGATTTAGTTCTTCTTATCAGCGGTATTTCCTCAGCATTAAACTTAAACGGTATAAAAGGTATTTTCAGCCAATTATATTCGGTTGTTACGCCGTCACAGTCGGTCATGGCAAAGTAATTTGAATGAAAAGGTGCAACAGGTATTAGATTGCCACCGTCCGTCAATTCAAAGTATGTTATACCGCCCTCATCGCATACCTCAACCCTTTCAATAACCTTATCCTCGCTTGAATTTTTTTCGTAAACTACAACAGGATAAATATGTATCATATAATCGAGTTCGGTATGCTCGGCATCTTTCCAACCGGGTATAAGTTCATACGGCTTAATTCGCTTAAAATAAAGCTCGCCAAATTGATTATGGCAAGGAAAAAGCCACCCAATACCGCAGTTAATTAAATCCTTACCGCAGTTTATAAGCGTTCTGCAAAACTTTGCGTTAAAATATTGCTGTTGCAGAAGCTTGATATATTCTTCATTATCGCCTTGAACAGTAATAGGATTGCCTAAAAGAAAATTATTCTTTTGGTCTACCATTTTTTGATACTGATTATCAACTATTCGATTATTAGGCAGATTATCCACACTTTCAAGCTTACCGCCATCACCTATCGCCGTTCTTTTCCTACGCAAAATATCTTGTTTGCCTTTGTAGTAATTTTCGCCACAATACATTTCGTGGCGCTTAATTGATATTTTAAATCTGCGTATTTCTCTTTCAATAAACTGCTTATCGGTTAACTGTTCTGTTGCATTCTCTCTAATCAGTCTATCATAAGCATCTTCATTTGCTATGAAATTAAATAACATATATTTTATCACCCCAAACAAAAAGAGCAGAGGTTAGCGCCTTTGCTCTTAATCAAAACTAAAATTACTTTTTGCATTGCATTTTTCTGCAACACCTGTTATAGCATCCTGTGCATCATCGTGAGCGTTTTTACCCTCTCTTTGATACTTTACCATTGAATCGTAAAAATCAGGAAATCTGTCTTTCCAATTAGCCGGAAAGTAAATATGTTCCATTACCCAAGTGCTGTTAGATAATATTCTCGCATTCTTATTTTGCGACTGATGAAAAGGTCGGATATTACAATAATTACTATGGTATTTTTCCTCAATTATCCTTTTTACACTTCGAGCAAATCCCCTGCCACCGTTATTACTTTCAATATCGGCATTTCTGACCTTATTATCAATGAGTATTTTTGCCGTCGCCGGCTCGGTTATTTCCATACCGTCCTTGGTATATAAAATATCAAGGATATATGCTTCTTTATTGTAGACACCGTAACATATACTACATAAGTAGTCGCTGCCCTCATCAGCTGTATCGGTATAGTTTCGTATATCCGTAAATAATGGCTTGCCTGTGCCGTCAAGTGGCAGTTTATCGTAAGTTTTAAAATTGCTGTATAATCTACCTTTAATGTCGATAGGCTCTTGCTGATAGTTAGCCGATGCAATGTCAGCACCCATTGCTTTTATCTTATTTTCATATGATTTAAGCGACAGCACCTCAGGACAAAGCATTGTGCCGTCATCTTGTTTTGCCTTATATGATATATGTCTTACTTTAACACCAATATTTTGATAATGTTCTAAGGCTCTGCCTGCAAGGTCAAGGCTGTGCCACCTTGTCATTACAATAATGATTTTGCCGTGTTCTTCAAGTCTTGAAAGCATTGTATTAGTAAACCATTGCCAATGTTTTTCAAGCACATCTGCGTTATATGCTTCCATAGATGATTTAATTAAGTCATCTATAATCATAATTGATGCGCCGAAGCCTGTCGCTGTACCTGTCGGCGAAGTCGCAAGATAGTTGTTATATCCGTTTTCAAGCGACCACATATTCATAGCACCGTCGCCTTTTTTGATTTTCACATTAGGAAATATATCGGAATAAACGATTTTTGTGTCATCGCCTTTTTCCTCGGCTATCGTATCTCTTACGTTTTTAGAAAAGTTTGTTGAAAGCGTTTCGTTATATGAGCCTGTCATTATTTTTTCGCTTTGATTTTGACCGAGCACCCACTCAACAAAACAACCTATCGTTCTTGACTTGCCGTGACGAGGCGGCATATTAACTATAAACACCTCATCATCGGAATTATAAAAATCTTGAAGTTGATTGCAGAAGTCAACAAGGAATAACCGATTAGGCTTATAAAAGTCACTTGCTTTTTGATTGCAATATGCAAAGAATGATTTTCTTGCATTTCGTATTTTCAGTTCATTTTTGAGCTTTAAAAGTTCTTCAAGTGAATTTAACTTTTCTGTATTATTCATTTGTAATGCCGAGTTCTTTCTCAATGCTTGCAATCTTTTTTTCAAGTTCTTCATCCGTCATTTCTGCAACGGTATTAACTTTTCCGTTTAAAGTAACATCCTTTCTGTCACTCCAAACATCAGGCTTACGGTTTTTAAGCCAAAAGATTTGGGCGGTTGTATCAGGTGGTACATCTCGTTCGGTTTTCTTTACCGGCATAAGTTCATACTCGCCTGTATCAGCATTTTTCACTCGCTCATATATAATATCAACTGCCTTAAAGCCTAATGCCTTTTTAAATAACGCATTTTCAACTTGAATGTCGGCAACTTCCTTATTAACTTTTAAGGAGTAGGAAATGTCGGGGAATTTCTTTTTCCATTGTATCAAAGTATCTCTGCAAATTCCCATATTATGAGCGATTTGTTCATCGGTCAAACCGTTTCTTGCCCATCCACCGATTTGGAGCAAGCCCTCATCAGTCAGCCAATATTCATATTTACCTTTTGCCATAAAGCTTACTCCTTTCGCTTATTTTATAATCAAAGCCAAGCCGTCCACAATAATCACAACTTGTTTTACATTTTGTCTTAATGCTTTTCAGCTTATAGCCTGCACTTTCATAATTTTGCTTACACTTATAGCAAAGCGTTCTTACATTTTCATCCTTTCTCATTTAATCACTCGCATAAAAATAAGCAGTGAGTATATTTCAACTCACTGCTTCAAAGGGATTTATATAATTTTATAAGT